CATCCCTTTTGTATATATCTACAACGTGTACAAAAAGTTGCCCGGTACCAAGAACAACAGCTACTGTCGCGATTAAATCTTCTGTTTGTAGTTTCATTTATATAATTAAAGATAATAAAATCATAATAATTATATGGAATCTATTATTTTAACATATAAGTCTAAATCACCTGAAACTGATGCTATTGTTACCCGTGCTAACCTTCTCGTGAATAAATATAAGAAGTCAGGAATAAATAAAGAGAATATTTGTGGTTTAGTATCTACCCTTATGATGGAAGTTCATAAACTAAAAAAACTAAATGGTCGTGAAAAAAAAGAATTAGTCATGGACATGATTTATACAGTTATAGAACAGATCGATGATGGCGAAGAGGATAGTGAATTTGAGACTCTTCTCAAATCAATGGTACCCGCCATGATTGATAGTTTTTCTATAATGTTGAAAGTAAATAAGGGTTGTGGTTGTATGAAATAGTATAATGAAGTTTCCAACTCTTGAGTATATGATAGCGTATGGTATCTACACCGTGAAAGATCTTGTCTTACACTCGCACGGTAAATTGAAAAAGCGAAACATCATTCCATTGAATGAATGTGAAAGATGTGCATTCGTGTTCCCGGGATCTATTTGCAACAACTGTTGTTCTTCTTAATAACTAGACCCAATACGGATTCTAAGTTATTTTGATCACGTTTTAACGGTTTTTCACGTTTGAGTCTTAATGGCTCATTTACCCCCGATGCATTCTTTATTTCATACATTTTCGTAGTGTTAGAAGTAATGGGTACTACTATATTAGGGATAGGTTCGGTTTTTATGGGTTGTTGTGGAGCATCGTCTATCAAAACATTTTCACGAAACTGTTCTATTGTAAGATCTCCACCGAATTCAATTAATCTAAATCTTTTAGGTGCAGGTTTAATACTTCCCAATTTACCAAAAAGTTTTTTACGCATCATGATAATATTTCCACAAATAATACTTCCTTTATTGATCCCATACGTATCTAATGCATAACTTTTCATACAACTCCAAGAACAAAATGTACCCGCAGTTGTGAATTTATCTTGTCTTTCGTAATATTTATAAGGCATATTCAAAGGTGTTCCTTTAAATTCGTGACAACACCACCAACACCACATAGATTATTTTGATTACAATATCTTTAAATATTATTATTACTATCATCATCAAACCATGCCCATATACCACCGATTACTATAAGTATTATAAACCCAATTATAAACATTTTATACTTTTCAAAAAAACCCTGTTCCTCTTCCGCTACCTTACCTACATCCGTATTATTTGGCTGATCTCCTGATTCACCTTCGTTACCTTCTTCTTCGTTACCTTCTTCTTCCTCATCATCATCATCATCAAAAAATGGATCATCAAAACCAAGATCTGGTTTTGCGGGTTCGGATGGAGTAGGGCTAGGTGGTGTAGGAGATGGAGGAGGACTAGCTGAAGCAGGAGCTGTTATGTTACACGCAGCTGATATTCGACTACCGTCCACATTACCAGCAGTTATGTTTTGAATACAATTGTTAATGCTAGTTTTACAATTAGCATCCCATCCATCGGGTTGATATTTATCACCAACACACGGTTCGCCGCATGGCATCATGAGTTTAGCAGCTCCCGGGTCACCACCCAATTCAACGAAAGTATTATAAATCGTGTTAGCTCTAACACATCCCGCGGCACTAGGATTATTTTTACATACTTGATCAAATCTTGTTACGTTGTAACATGAACATTTTTCATTTGTTGGGTTACCTTTACAAAAATCTTCATAAATCGACTTTCTCACATTGTCATTTAATTTTCCGCATTGTCCTGTTGTAATATTAGCACCTTTTTTACAATGATTCGTTAATATTTCATCGTATAATCCGGTACCCAAATTTTCCACATTACATATATTAGTTTTAGATATGATATTATCACCCGCTGAACAATATTTTCTACCTAAACTTTTATCTTTATTCCATGTTATACACGTTTTATCATCTGGTAATTCGAAAGTTATGTTTCTGTCTTTACTACAGATATTCGTAATAAGATCATTATACATGGGAAGTCTTGGATCCGAATCTGGAATAGCAGCCCTCACTTGTCTTATTTTGACGGGGTCTTCATCATATGCACATGCGTACCTACCACCATAAGAGTGGTGTCCGAAATATTCGGTGTGTTGTTTAAGTGGATACATGCGACCACCTGCGGGGCAAGGAGGTTTCCAGTTACCTTGTGTTATCTCTATATCATTATTATGAAAGAATGTCCATGTTCCTGAGTTATTTTTATCCAATACATTACCCATCCACCACACGTTATCCTGCTTACCGACCGCCTTTGAATCATACGGTACCTTTTCAATCGTAACACCACTCACCCCACCGTATAATCTATGCAATCCCCATTTACCATCTGAAAAAACACCAGCTTCTTGCCCTAGATTTTTATCGGGTCCATGTTCATATGCCACAACTGAATAATTATCCCCACACCCCGTCACATTTATAGCTGTACCCACATCATTTATTATAGCATTATGATAAACATCTCCATCCTTATTAGCTTTATAAATCTGTGGTTGGTTATAGGGATCGCTTTCTTTATCTTTTTCCCATACGTCGTATATTTTCGCCTTACAACCCATATTACGTATATTAAATATAATATATTTTTTTTTTATTAATAGACATTTTTAAATTTTTAATATAGTGCGTATCTCATCCTTTTTATTCTCTGTCGATAATTCTATAAGTTTTTCTATAGTCTGCTCATCCAGGTCATCGGTAAGTTGACCGGAAATAAAAAAAGGTTGTCCTGAAATATCATCGTGAGTGGCTAAAAATTTGGTGATAGCATCATATTTATCGCCTGTAAGTTTTTCAGTACTGTAAGATCTTAAAATCATAATATTCACTATTATCAATAATATTAATATGAAGTTCATCTACTATAAAAAAATATTTTTTTATAGTAAATGGGAGGAAGTTCCAGTAGACAAACTATTGAAACTACACTGAACACTGATGTACTAAATGAGACGATCCAGAATTTTATAACCACAAATAGCCAGACGGTTTCTGCTTCTGGTATGAATATTCAGAAATTGGATGTGAAATTTGGAAATCTAAAAGGTTGTGATTTTATAACAAATCAAACTATAGATTCGGAAGTAGTATCATCAGGTGAACTATCATCTACCGATCTAACAGAACTACAAACTCAAGCAGAATCCCATCTAGAAAATAACGTTGACGCACTTATGGAAAAAATGTCGGGTTTTGGGTCATTACAGTTTGAAAATGATTCACAACAGGATGTCCGACAGAATATATCTAATACTTTAAAAAATGTTACTGAAACCACTTTTGAAACTGATAACTATAACGAGATTGTTTCTTCGGTTATTAATATTCAGAGTCAAAAAATCGAGGCTGGTAATTATGACTGCACAAAAGGTGGACAGATTGATTTAAACCAGGATATTAGTTCTAAAGTTATAGCAACAGCTTTGACTGAGCAGCTTGTCGATCGTTTTGTAAAGGATGAAAAGGTGGCTGAGATTATAAATAAAGTCGAAACTGAACAGTCTAACAGGGATGAAGGAGTTGGTGAAGCCACCGCTGCTGCCGCTGAAGGTATCGGTGCTGGCGTTGGAACAGCCGTCAGAAGTATTGGGGAATCCTTTAACGCGGCTTTCGGTGGTGGAGCCGCTGGACCTATTATTTTTGGGATTATAATTCTGTTTATTATTGTTGGAGGTGCGTTTGCATATTATAAGTACAAACAGTCAAAAGGGCGTGGTATTAAAAATAATTTAGTTAAAGACTTTCGGGGCAGATAGAATATATGATTCTTAGTATAGATGTCGGGATAAGGAATTTAGCTATGTGTATGTTTGATGATAAAACGAATACAATAAAACATTGGGATGTGTCAGGTATACCACCAGAACACAGAGATGGTACGTACGTATCTCTTCGAAAACATCTCGATGAACGCCCATGGGTATTGGAATCTGACACGGTCCTTATAGAAAAGCAGCCTGACAGGAATAAGAAAATGAAGTCAGTAGAGAACTTTTTACATGCTTATTTTGTTATTAAGGTACCTGATACAACCACGATAATATACGACGCGCGCTTTAAAATACCAGATGTATCTGGACCAGGAAAAGCGCAATATATGAAGAGAAAGAAAACCTCTATAGATCGATGTAAGATATTCTTAGAGACTCATGAAAATAATCATAGTTGGTTACCAATATTTGAAGCCTCAAAAAAGAAGGATGATCTCGCAGATACAGTTATGCAGGCTATAAGTTATACTAAGAGGATAGAACCAGTTGTTAAAAAAGATGTAATTAAACGAATCGTAGCTAGAAAACCTAACGATAATCAAAAGAGGACAAAATATTCTAAACCTAATCTTATATGGATTTATAAAAATGATCCAGAACACATGAAATCAAAAAGATTTTTGAAAGATCTCAAACGTTATTACACTTCATTAAACGAGCTAAAAGAAGATGTTGGTTAGAAATTTCACGTCGGTTCTATACTGCTCGTAAACTCAATATCCTAAAGCCAGACTCGAGTGTCACGAGGAAATCCGTATATGATATTAATCTGAAAGATACGGCATATTGGAAAATGGAAGAAGAGCGAATGAATAAAAATAATATAATACATAAAATGAACACGCTACTCTTACCCAGAGCCTTCTTCACGACGGACCAGGAGAAGCTGAAAAAATTCAGGAAGAAACTTGTTGATGACCGTAAAGGGCAGCTTAAAAATATAAAGCAGAAATTCACTGATATAGCTGACGAAGAGACTAAACGTGCCAAAAAACTTTTTGATGATCATAAAGAGTTCTTCAAACCAGAAAAGGAAACTACTACGTCTATAGATTTTTACGAAAAGTAAATAGCATGTAAATTATTAGTAAAGTCATATATTCTGTCATGAAACCCTGTTCCGCAGCTACCAATGCTGTCAATATAACCACTTGTGAATTTTGTATTTCCTTTCTTGTCTTTTCTAATTTACGAGTCAATGATGATCTCGATTTTTCTAATCCTAATACGGCTGTGCTAATGTCCTTTATACGAGACGGCATCTCTGCCGTGGTACTTAATATTTTATTTATGTCTATAATATCTGAAACCTGCTCCTGAATCAGGGGTTCCAGATATTCATAATATGTAAAGTCGGGATCGAGTTTCACGCATATACCCTCTATGGTTGAGAATGTTTTTGCCAGGTAAATGAATGAAGTAGGCACGAGAAAGGGTTTTTTCTGCGCGAGACGAAGAAGTACCTCGTCCTCCATAATGTCGTTAGCGACGCTGGTACCATCTAGTGTCTCTAGGTAATTGAGTACCGTCTTGAAGAACAGTCTGATATCATCTTTATCAGATGTAGTGGGAAGTATGATTTTTAATTCGATGAGAATATCCACTATACCAGCCGTGTCACGTTGAATGATGCACGCGAATAACTTTTTGAAGCCTTCCATGAGATTATCTGATATAGGTATGACCAATCCGAAATCATAAAACACTATAGTGCCATCTGTTGTAAACCCAACATTACCTGGATGGGGATCAGCATGAAAGAATCCCTTCTCCATGGTTTGTATGATATAAGAGTTTATGAGGGCTTTACACACGGTCTTCTTATTGATGTTAGGATCTGTCAATTCGGTCAATTTATCAGATGCCACATACTCCATGACAATCATGTCATCAGTGCAATACTCGTGGTAGACTTTAGGTACAGTAATCCACTGTATATCTTCCATGGCTTCTCGAAACATTGTGGCATTTTTAATCTCCAAATGATAATCAGTTTCTGATAGAAGATAGTCGACAGACTCCTGTAACACACTGCTCGTACCGGTACCTGTGTCGAATCCAATTCTTTCTAGAAAGGCTACTATCTCCATGAGAGTATCCGTGTCAAATTTCATAGTTTCGTATATATTTGGGCGTTTTACCTTGACTATCACGTCTTCACCAGTTATTAGAGTAGCCCTATGCACTTGACCGATACTAGCGGATTTGTATGGTACATCGTCGAAAGTACGAAACACAGAAGTATCTATGCTATCCATCAACTCAACCGGAGGAACGTCATCCTGTAAAGTTTCCAGTTCCCTAACGAATTCTATTGGGTAAATATCACCCCTGGTGGAAACTATTTGTCCGAGTTTTATGAAAGTTGGACCAAGTTTGATTACATTGTCACGAGTCCACGCCCCCAATTTCGCCTGATCACGCGTAATTGCCCTGCGAACCATGAACTCAGAGGCGAATTTCCATGTTTTATACTTCTGTCCAGGTCTCACCTGTGTACATAGCGTCGCCGCCATATTATATTAAGCATATAAAGATATTGAGCTATAGAAACACAAATGATCAAAGTGCTTGATAATGGTTTCGTGCGTCTTGTCGATCACATGCCTCGAGAAAATCTCGATTCTTCCATCGTCCAGTCAGCACGTGTATCGTATGGAGAAGGTACTAAAACATCGAGAGGTGATAAGGGACTCATTAGATATCTTATGCGTCACTGGCACACTACGCCATTCGAAATGGTAGAATTTAAATTTCATATTAAGATGCCCATTTATATAGCGCGTCAGCATATGCGTCATCGCACAGCGAGTATAAATGAACTTTCCGCCAGGTATTCAGTAGTTCCCAAAGATTACTACACACCCGATGTACTGCGTGGTCAATCGACCGTCAATCACCAGGGATCATGCGGTGAGGCTGTTGTCTCCGAAGAACATATGAATAACATGAAGGAACATCTCGAAAAATCGTTTGAAGTCTACGAGGATCTGCTGGAGGATGGATGTTGCAGAGAGCAGGCAAGAGGTAATTTGCCACAGTCGACCTACACGGAGTTTTATTGGAAGATTAATCTTCATAATCTGATGCATTACCTTCAGCTTCGGATGGATGGTCATGCTCAAGAGGAAATCAGGGCATACGCTGAAGCCATCTTCGCACTCGTGGAACCTCTCGTACCCATCACCATGAAAGCTTTTATGGATTTTAGAGTGAATGCTATGCAGTTATCCAGTTTAGAAATCGAAGCTATTAAAAACGGTACGTATATTGAATCACCTGGAGAACGTAGAGAATTTGAAGAAAAGAAAAAATTATTGGGAATTCCGTGATGAAATAATATTTTATACATTAAATAATATATGAGGGTACATATTGTAGGAGCGGGACCAACTGGTATGTCAATCGCGTGGGAATATGCTAATTTCACGGATCATGAGATTATAGTATATGATAAAAAATCGTCAGTGGGTGGGTCTTGGTGGGAACCTAGTGTTCACACGAGAGATCTTCATTCACATAGAGCTATATTCGACAAAGCGTTTGTAAACACACAAAGTTTATTCAGTGAGATGGGTATATCTTGGGATAAAATGTTTATAAACGATAGTAAAAACGTATACGGAACAATATTTAAGTCTCTTCGACCTAATGATTATTTAAAACTTATTTCATTGAGTGCGAGAGTACTTTTAGATCCAAATGTATACGTGAGCGTGACACTCAAAGACGCTCTCGGTCCAATGTCACCAACTGGTCAAAGATTAGTGGAAACACTTACATATATCATGGACGGTGTGGGATGGAATACTATGTCCGCCTATGAATTTGTACAAAATTTTAATCATGTCGGATTATCTAAACCACAAACACAAAGGGTGTCTGGTAAAGTGATGTCCGACGCTATGCACGAAGCTTTAGAAAAGGTTGGTGTTTCATTCGTTTTTAATACGGAACTAAAAGATGTAGAATACAGAGACGATGGTTTCGAAGCTACATTCCACAATGGTGAAAAGGTAGATGACGGACTTCTTGTTTTATGCTTAGACAACAACCCCGCTTCAAAACTTATTAAAGACAATTGGGGTCCTAATGCTTCAGAAATAGTTAAAGAAAGTGCTTATGAATGTATAAATGTTTTGATTGATTATGATACACCTATACAAATAGATCACACATTGAAATTAAGCATGCATTCAGAATGGTCGATAGTTCCTCAAGTTTTATCAGATGGGAAAACCGTTTCGTGTGTTATTTGTCGACTCACAGATGACATACTCACGACTCCACCGGAAGAGTTAAAATTACGCGTGATAGAACAGTTAGGGATTCCTAATAAACCAAGTGGTATTCGAATAGCGTGGGGAACGAAATGGGATGGAAAGAGGTGGCAGTTTCATCAGTCTTCGGGTGTGTTAAGTACCCGAGGACAAGTACCATTCTACGGGAAGAGTAAAAATGTCGCTTTATGTGGTATGATGTCACATCGTCATACACCTTATGCAAGCATAGAAGCGGCGGTAGAGGTCGGAAGACGATTTTGTCAATTTAGAAAACCATTATCACCCATACTCATCACTGATGTTTTAAAGTTATTTATAGTTTTTATATTATTACTAATCATACAAAGATGAGATTTTCGTGCAAAGTACACACACCCATGATTGACTATAATAATAAAAAGTATATACGTTTTTTTATTACTGATGATATAAAACAACGTATAAATTTCGTACATTCTAAAAATAATCTTAAAGGTAGTCATAAGGATATACCATTGGATGGAAATGTCTTAACAGTGAAAGTACCGTTCAAATATAGAAGAGTTATGTGTACATTTGAAGGTGTACCTGTACAAACTCTAAAAAAAGATGACGAAGTTGACGTAGATGTCACTTTCATGGGAGTTTGGTCATACAACGAGTATTGTGGTTATACATGGAAGTTGAGTTATATAAAGTCTTCTAACAAATATATAGTATGACACTCACCCGTACAGGGTATATTGTACCTATATCACTAAATGTTAAACAGGAATTAACTGTTAGACCTATAGTGAACAGCGATTTTGGAGTTGCTCCACCATCATTTAAAGTTTTCAGAGAGGCAAAAAATGGTTTATGTGTCCCGAGATTTTACGCGGAAGATAAATTTGGTAAACCAAAAGAAGATACTAGACCCGAACCTTCGCGTATACATGTCAAGTTCAATGGTAAACTGAGAGATGAAACATTTCAGAATACAGCTCTTCAAAAAGCTATAGAAGCTGGTCATGGTATACTTTCACTCCCATGTGGATTTGGTAAGACGACTGTATCTCTCGCTATAGCATGCAAATTGGGGTTTAAAACTATGATTGTAGTTCACAAGGAATTTTTAGCAAATCAATGGTGTGAAAGAATTAAACAATTCTGTCCAGGAGCTACTATAGGTATAGTTCAACAGAATAAAAAAGAAGTTGAGTGCGATTTTATCATAGCCATGCTTCAATCGTTAGCCCTCAAAGAATATTCATTCAAAGACTTTGATAGTGTAGGAACTCTTATCGTAGATGAGGCGCACCATATATGTGCAAAAGTATTTTCACAATCCCTGTTTAAAATATGTCCACGACATATATTTGGGTTATCAGCTACACCTAATAGAAAAGATGGTCTCACTAAAGTACTTCATTGGTTCATGGGACCAACGTTTTTTGCAGTAGAAAGAGAAAATCAGGCACAGGTTGATGTATTTCCAATAGATTTCACCTGTAGTAGATTTAATGATCCCCCGCCATGCACTAGATTCGGAAAATTATCACTACCCACCATGATTACGGAACTCACTGAAATGCAAGATAGAAATACACTCATTATTAGTACAGTCAATAGCGCTATACAAGGTACTAGACAAGTGCTTGTACTCAGTGATCGTCGCAGTCATTGTGAATGGTTACATAGAAAATTCAAAGAAAGGTCAGGGTTGTATATGGGTGGTATGAAGGAAGATGAACTCACGAAGTCAAGCGAAAAACAAATCATATTTGCCACTTATAGTCAAGCACACGAAGGTCTGGACATACCTAGTTTAGATACAGTCATATTAGCAACCCCTAAATCAGATATCGTACAATCCATAGGCAGAATTATGAGAGAGACACATGGTAAGAAGAATAATCCGAGGATTTATGACATTATCGATCATTGGTCGGTGTTTAATACAATGTACCATAAAAGAGTACGTGTGTATGTACAAGGTGGTTTTAATATTCCAAATATTCCTAAAAAGGATACAGATGACTTTCCGAAAGGAAAATGTCTCATACAAGTATAAAGATGCCTTGTTCAATAGGAAGATCAGTTCAAAAGTACAGGGGAAGTGTCGTCATTGGAGATGGCTCTGCATCTAATCTTCAGCAAGTTACAGAAAATGGTAATACAACGAGATTAAGCATAGTAACAGATGCATTTTTTATAGGTGATGGTGGTTTATTAACAAATGTTGGTATTAGTAATATATCACTCGAAAATGTTACTTTATATGGTAATACAACTTCCCATAAGATCCAGTTTCAAAATACACTTACATCTTGGGAAGCTCTAGGTAATGTAATAGTATACGGGGGGTCTTATTTCGGTGACGGATCCACTCTCTCCAACATGGTAAAACTTTCTGATTTTGAAGATAATGTCGCGAGAATTACAAATATAGAAACTTTTAGTTTAGGAAATGTACAAAGTAATATAATAAATTTGGAATCTAATGTCGCGATCCTGAAAAATGATGTAGTGAGGATAGATACAGATATTGACAATTTGCAAGGGGATGTAGTGAGGATAGATACAGATATTGACAATTTGCAAGGGGATGTAGTGAGGATAGATA